TATCACAGGCTTTGATATCACCAAACGCCCAGATAAAAAGAACATTTCACAAGTTGGTGGTGTTCACTCGTTTGGTGCGGGTCGTGCCAATGAGCAGAAAGTTGTGGCGATTGATTATCTCGTTTAATTGACTTCCCATCACCTTAGGGTGGTGGGTTTTTTATTATCAAAATATAGGTAAATACCATGTCAATCGAAAAACAAATTGAGCAAGAAATTCAATCTAAAAACTTAAATGCGCCACGCTTAACGCCTGATCTTATTGATAGCGTTATTGTTGATAAATATTTCTTCACAGCTGCAAATGCACAATGGGGTGCTGACCCAAATACAACAGCCTTGATTGGGATGCATAAGCAACTAGAGACATTAACTTTCTGCGTTTTGATTTTAAAGAATGGTTTCACGGTTACTGGTGAATCAGCATGTGCAAGTCCTGAAAACTTCAATGCTGAAATTGGTCGAAAGATTGCATATGAAAATGCACGTAATAAAATCTGGCAACTTGAAGGCTATCTTCTAAAGGATAAGCTATACAGCGCCTAATACCCACCAAAACACATTTAAAACCCATTCACTATAACCAAAAGTGAGTGGGTTTTTCTTATGACAACTACAAACGTCAGTATATGTAATGAAGCGCTGAGTATGATTGGCGCTAAGTCAATCAATTCATTCGATGACAATACAGAAAATGCACGGCGCTGTGCATCGATCTATGACGCAACACGCAAAGCATTATTACGCATGCATCCGTGGTCTTTCGCAAAGAAACGGATACAGCTTGCACCAATCTCCACACATCCAACTTTTGGCTATAGCCATGCATTTCCATTGCCTAATGACTTTTTACGAGTGATCGATGCAGGCGATCTGGATTATGAAATAGAAGGTCGTCATATTCTGGCGAATTGCAGCCTAATTAATCTGGTTTACGTGTTTGATAACGATAACGAGCAAACATGGGATTCATTGTTTTGTGAATGTTTGGCTCTGTACATGGTACGCAAATTAGCTAAACCGATTACTGGCAGTCAAGCGGAAGCCGATAGTGCATGGCAACAACTTCAAATGTTATTGAAGCAAGCCAGAGCGATCAACGGACAAGAAAAGCCAGCACAGGACTTTGTAGCTTATCCGCATTCACGCTTTAGCGAGGTACGCTACTAATGAAACAGTACATCATGAAAAATAATTTCAGTGCTGGGGAATTAGCGCCTACGCTTTATACCAGAACTGATATTCAACAATACGCTAATGGAGCCAAAAAGCTTACAAACGTAATTCCATTGGTTGAGGGTGGGGTAAGAAAGAGACCAGGTACATTTTTCACCGATAGCATGGCAAATGCAGTTCGGTTAGTCCCATTTGTGGTGAGTTCTGATAAGTCATACATGCTTATTTTAAAGCCGTATGTCATGGATATTTATGATCCACGTTCAAAGAATGTCGTAGCTACGGTTTCCACACCTTACACAGCCAATCAAATCCCGATCATTCAGTTTGTTCAATATCGTTATGAGATGTTTTTTACTCACAATGATGTGCCTGTTCAGCGTTTTCGCTGCTCACCAGACTTTACAAATTGGGAGTTCTCTCCATTTGTTTTTACCAATGCCCCTACAGACTCAGAGAATGCTAGAAGTCCTTTTCGTAAAGGCAAACCATCTGGTAAAGATGTTGGTGCATTTGTGTCCTTTACGCTTGATGCAATCAATAGTTGGGTCAGTACAACGGCTTATTTGACTGGTGATGTTATTCAATACTCAGGTAAAACTTATCAGGCGACACAGGACAATAACAATAAACAGCCTGATATTTCTGCAAGTTATTGGGTTAAAGTTACGGCGGGGTCGGGTGGTTTTTCAGCTTCAGACGTAGGTAAATACATAGAAGTGAATGGCGGTATCATTCGCATTACTCAATATGTAGCGACCAATGTCATCAACGGTGAGATTCTTAAAAAACTGGATGATGATGTTCAGGCAATTGAGCGATCGTGGACCATATTGCCGCTGGCTTTTAATTCAGATGATGGCTACCCACGTTGCTGCACCTATTTCAAACAGCGCTTAGTGTTGGCAAACACAAAAAAAGCACCAAATAAAATCTGGTTTAGCGCCGTAGGTGGCAATGGTAACTTTCTTGAAACGACTGAAGACGGCGACGCGTTTAGCGTAGTGTCTGCATCTGGTCTGGCCAACAGCATTCTATTCTTGGAAGCACAGCGCGGCGTTGTATGCTTGACGTCTGGCGGTGAGTACATGGTCACCAGTGATGGAGCATTGACACCAACGACAGTAAACATTAACGAACACACCGCTTTTGGTGCTTATCCTGTTACACGACCTTGCCGAGTCGGTAATGAGATTTTATTCATTCAGCGTGGTGGTGAGCGACTCAGAGCTTTGTCATATCGCTATGAAGTAGACGGCTTAGTATCGCCTGAGATTAGCGCATTGTCGTCACATATCGGTGAATTGCACGGCGGTATCAATGAAATTTGCTATCAACAGGAACCAGAGAGCATTGTCTGGTGCGTTCTTGGGGATGGGAAAGTCGCTTCAATTACATTCAATCGTGACCAAGAGGTAATTGCTTGGGCGCAACAAGATTTTGGCGGCACGGTTCTAAGCATTTGTTCTGTGCCTACAGCACTGGGTGATGACTTGTGTTTTATGTTGATCAACCGAAACGGTACTGTGAACTTAGAGCAGCTATCGTTTAATGCTTATTTAGATTCACAGCGCGATGCTACGGTGTCAGTAGCCAATAAAATAAGCAAGTTTGGCTTTTCTTATCTGAACGAAATTGATATCTATCAGACTTCTGGTGACTCAATTTACACCATAGATTTTGAAGAAAATACCAATGAATTGATTTTTCAGGATATGGCAGGTCAGGTCGTTAAGGTGGGTCAGGTTATCAAAAGTACCGCAGAGTTATTTCCACCTGAACTCAGTCAAACGCCGTTATCTACCATGCTTTACAAAGCCAAGATTGATCGTACAGCATTCTTTTTCAATAAAACGCTTGGCGCTGAGTTTAATAAAGAATTGATCGAAACATTCACTTTTGATCAAACACCGATGGATGCTCAAATCCCGATGACTGGCTACCATTTGATTGAGGGTGGTTATTGGTCTGATCTGCATGAAGCGCCGATTGTCATTTCGCACAACAAACCGCTGCCGTTTCACTTGCAAGCTATCACCATGCAAATGTCAATTAATGAGAAATAGCAATGAGAATCCGCTGTGCAACACATGATGATGTTCATCTATTGGTCAAAATGGGTGCTGCATTCATTCATGAATCGCCAACATTTAGTGAGCGCGGCTATATTCCTGAAAAAGCAGCAGCACATTTTAAGTGGCTAATTGATGGCAATGGCGTGATATTTCTGGCTATTGATGACGGTAAAATTGTGGGTGGTTTTGCAGGTGGCATTGTTACCGATTGGCAATCAGATCATAAACTGGCTTTTGATTATGTCATGTATGTTTTACCAAAATATCGTAGTAGTGGAGTTGCCAAGCTTCTAGCTGAAACTTTTGTTATTTGGGCAAAAGAAATGGGGGCGAACCGCATTAATTGTGGCACAGCGACAATGATAAATTCCAAACACTGCATCGATCTCTATCAATCATTGGGCTTTAATTTGGTTGGTGCTTTTCTGGAAATGGAGGTTTGAATCATGGCAGCAGTTCCAGCGGCTTATGCAGCATGGGCGGCAGTAGCAGCCACAGCGGTTTCAGCCTATGCAACATACGAAAGCAATGAAACCAAAAGTGATCAAGCACAGGCTGACGCAGATGCAGCAGCAGCACAAGGACGACTAGAAGCTGAACGCATTCGTAAACAAAAAGAGAGAGTTCAATCCGCAGCACGTGCAGCAGCAGCAGAGAATGGAATCGCAGTCAATGAGGGTACAGCAGTCACGATTAATGACCAGATTGAACGTGATGGTCAATATGACGCTGCTATGTCTGAAATAACAGGGTTTAATTCATCACAGCGATTACAGGCTGAATCCAGTATTTACAAAAATAATGCTAACACTGCTTTAGCTGTTGGTGCTGCAAATGCTGTTTCTAAAGGTGGGTGGAAATAATGGCTAGAATCCCAATGGGTAATTTTGGTAACGCGATGCCACAGGTTGAGCGTATCCAGATGCCACAAGATCAAAGTGGTCAGATGATTGCTGGCGCATTGCAGAATGCTGGAAATACTATCAGTCAGATTGCACAGAAACGTGATGAAGAACAACGTCAGCAGGAAATAACCAATAAAAATATTGAGCTTTACCAGAACAAACTACAAACCCAAGAAGCACAATTAAAGCTAGACGAAAGCCTGACTACTGATTTTAGTGACAAAGTGGTTGATATTAAAAACCGCGTGGGTAATGGTGATATTAATGCCCAGCAGGCAGATGAAGAACTGAAAACATGGTCGGCTGATAAGTTTAGTCAACTCAAAACGGAATTACCTGGTCATTCACAGCAAGAATTGCAGCAGTATTGGGATTCAAATGTAAATCGTCAGCGTGGCTCATTTTTTCCATTGCAACTAAAAGCCACTGAGCAAAAAGGCGTAGTCCTAAGTGATCGTTACTTCGATGTGGCTACACGTATGGGGCGTGAAGATGGTAAAAACTACTTGCTGCAAAACTTGTCCACGTTACCACTTTCACAAGCGCAAAAAGAAAACTTGGCGCTTAAATACGAAAGTACCCGCGACATCATAGAGGTCAATAAAAGCATTACGGATGCCGTTGCAGCAAATGATATTTCAGCGCTTGAGCAAACAGCCACGGGGCTAAAAGATAAAAAATATCTGGATGGTACAACTGTTCAGAAATATCAGACTGAAATTACAAGTAAGATTGCGACATTACAGCAACGTCAACAGGTCAATGAAAATAAGCGATTTAACGAAGCTGAAAAGGTTACAAACCAATATATTCAGGCGGTTTTGACAGGGCAATCGTTAAGTCTTGAATATCAGAATAATGTTGAACAAGCTGTAAAAGGTACACCGTCAGAAGCAGAATATCAATTTTACACAAAGCAATCTAGTGACTTTATTCGCTTTTCAAAATTGAATACAAGTCAGCAATTGGCAGAAATTAATAAGCGTCAGGTAGCACAGAAAAATAGCTCTAGTGCCGATCCAGTTGCAGAGAATAAGATTCTTAGCACGTACCAACAAATCTATGATGCCAAGTTAAAAACCAATAAGGAAAATCCGAGTCAGGCATTGCGCGAGAAAGGGATTCAACTGCCAGAAATTAATGCTGCCGAGATCAAGGTCAATCCAGCGCAATTCGTTCAGAATGTCGTGACCATTGGTTCGTATCAAGTGGCACAACAAAATATTGACTCCAATGCCACAATTAAGCCAATCCCTGAAGAATCACTATCTGATGCAAAAAAAGCATGGAATGAAGCAGGGGTTAGCCAAAAAATTGATTTAATTGGCAACCTGATTAGCCAGAGCAAGGGCATTAAAGGTGGAGAAAAAATATGGGGTTCTGCATTAGGTCAACTTAGCAATGGTGATCAGGCTTATGTGATGGCAGGTGTCGCGCGTATGAACAACTACCGTTCTGATGCTGGTCTTGATGATGCTGGTCTTGATGATGCAGGGCTTGATGTCGCCACGGCGATTATTGCAGGCAAACAGGCGCTTAAAAACAAACAAATGATCCAGCCTAAAGAAGATATTTTAAAGCAAAAATTTAATGATTATGTGGGTCAATCGGTTTCTGGTGCAACTGCAAATATGACGTTTGAGGCTTACAAGTCTATATACGCCTATCTTACAGAAACACGTGGTCAACAACATAAGGATGCAGATGACTACAAAGAAGAAATAGGAAACACAGCCTTGTCATTAGCAACAGGCGGCACTTACACCCAAGATGGTAATTTTAAAGACTATACCAATCGTGGGATTAAAGACTGGAAAGTATCTAAACCATACGGTATGACAGATTCGGCTTTTGAAGCAAAAATACAGTCTGGCTATAAAACTATTTCACAGCAAACAGGTTTATCAGTCAATGATCTACAAAACTTTAGGCTTGCTCGTTCTGGAAAGACTACACCGCAAGGCGAATTAATGTATGACCTGATTAATGAGCGCGGTCAGCCTTTAGTTGTGAAAGGAAGTGTTTGGCGTGTGCGTTTGCAGGGAGTCACAAAGTAATGAGTAACTGGCTATCTGGTGTCACTGGTGATGAACAGCAATCGATTGATCAACTCAACGAGCAGGGCATTACAGGAAAAGATACTCGACCTAAAGCAGAACCTAGTTTTTTTCAGGGCGCAATATCTGCCCCGTTCCGTGGTGCTGTATCAGGTGCGGTTAAAGCTTATGATACTGTTACTCAGCCAATTAACCGTGTAATTGACCATGTTCAATACAGTATTGAAGATGTTCAAAATGGCGGCTTAGATGGGCCATTAAACATAAATGAAAGGTCATTTAAAGATTTTCATCTAGATAAAAATGCCGAGCGTTCAAACAAGTTGATTTATGAAGTTCACCAGTTAGAAGATTTTCAAAATACAGGAACAGTAGGCAATATTGCTTTTGGTATAACGGACTTCATTACAAGAGCGGGTCTAGGTGCTTTGGTGGGTGGTCTTCCCGGTGCAGCCGCAACGGTTGGAACATCGACAGGTAGTTTTAAATACCAAGAATTAAAACATGATGGTGTGGATACAAACACAGCGATTAGTGTGGCTGGCTTAAATGCCATTGGTGATGCCGTTGCCACTGCCTTACCTATCTCGTATGGCTTCCGTGGTACTGGTGGATTGCTCAAAGATGCGGCTTTGTCGATTGGTGGCGGTGTTGCAGTTGGCTCAGGTGTACAGGCAGCAAGTGGAGAGATTTTAAAATCTCAAGATTACAACAAAGCAGCTCAACGCTACACGGTGACAGGTGAAACTTTAGCAACAGATATTGCGCTAAATGCGCTCATGTTTGGTGGTGCAAGATATTTCCGTGGTCGCTCGTCTAATCTCGATCAAGCCGTTGATACAGAAATCAATCAACTCAATGCAGATCAGTTAGAAACGCGTCAAGATGCAATACACGAAACGCTTGTACGCAATGAAATGGAATTTGAAGATACAACCTTACCAGTTTTCACCGATAGCCCTGTAGAAATCAATAACCATTATCGAAACTTGGATACAGCCACAGCCCAAATTCTAAATGGCCAGACTGTGAATGTGCCAACGTCTGTCAAAGGTGAAGCTAAAAAGCAAAGCATAGATTTTGCCAATAGTGCTTTGCCTAGCAATGCAAAGCAGATTGCACTTAAAGCGCAACAAGAGGGGATTAATCCAAGTGTTGCGCTGACCATCGCCCATATTGAAACAGGTGGATCATTTAGCCATACAGCGCAAAATCCGACGTCATCGGCCTATGGTGTCTATCAGGTTGTAGATAAGACTTGGAAAAACTTGGGCGGTGGTGATAAAAACAATCTGGATGAACAAATCCGTATAGGCTTAAAGCACATTAAACAAGCTGATGCTTACATGCGCAAACAGCTTGGACGTGAACCTGTAGACAGTGAGCAATATTTAGGGCATTTGCTTGGGTCAGCAGGGGCAACCAAAGTTTTAAAAGCCGATCCTAATACACCTTTAATTGATGTTGTACGCTCATACGATGCCAAAAACGCGGATGTTATTGTTAAAAACAACGGCATGTCAGGCATGACAGCAGGTGAAGCAATCAATAAATGGCGTGGCAAATGGAATCAACTCAGCGCACGTTATGGCAATGCCAGTTCAGCTTTTGGCATGGATGGGTCAAGCTATAACTTCTCTTATGAGATTAAAGATTTAAATGATTTGATTGCATCGAATGATCAATTGTACGGTATTAATCCTGCTTATCCTGCCGAGCTTCAACCGCGTGACCGAACACGCGAAGCATCACGCCAGCAAATTGAAGACATGGCCGCAGATTTAAAACCTGAGTGGCTGGGCGAATCGCCAATGCTATCAAATGGTGCACCAATCATTGGCCTCGACAATGTGGTCGAATCTGGCAATGGCCGAACCTTAGCGATTGGTAAAGCATACGAAAATGGCCGAGCAGATGCGTACCGTGAATACGTACAGAATTGGGCGAATGAAAGAGGTATGGATATATCAGGCGTAAATCAGCCTGTTTTAGTGCGTACACGCTTAAGTGATGTGAATCGTGTAGAGTTCGCCAGACTTGCCAATGAATCCGATGTAGCGCAAATGAGCGCGTCTGAGCGTGCGCGTACAGATGCAGATCGTCTACCCGATGCGTCTATGCTCAAAACAAATAGTGACGGCTCACTGAATATCGATAGCTCAATGGATTTTATCCGGGGATTTGTAGACCAGTTGCCGCAGTCTGAACGTGGTGCAGTCATCACAAGTGATGGCCGTTTATCTCAAGAGGGTAAACGCCGCATTGAATCTGCCATTGCACAGCGGGCTTATGATGATCCTAACTTGATCGCGCGCTTAGCAGAAAATATAGACGACACATCCAAAAACGTACTGAATGCGCTTTTACGCAATGCGCCTAATCTTGCGCAGCTTAACGACTTGGTAAGACAGGGCGGTCGCTTTGAAAACACGATTGCTCAAGACTTGGCGCAAGCTGCTCAAAAGCTGTATGACTTAAAAGCCAGTGATGTGCAAGTACGTGATTATCTCAACCAGAACCAACTTATTGATGACGGGTTAAGTGATGGAGCAAGACGATTTCTTGAGGTCTTTGATCAGAACAGCAAGAGCGCAAAGGCGATTAGTCAATCCATTGCAGATGAGATTCAGGCCATTGAGAGCATGGGCGACCCGCGACAGGGCAGTTTATTCGGTGACACACCAGAGGGCAAAGCCGCACTCGATGTGATTTACTCTAATCCCGATATGCCTGTCTCACGTAGCCGCACGGGTGCCGATGGCCAGCCAGAGGAATACACCACAACCATGCGCGAGTATTTGGCAGACTTGGAAGCAGAAGCAAAACAGGCTGATCTTGATACGCTTGCGGCACAAACGGCTTTAAACTGTGCTTTACAGTTTGGGTAATAATATTTTTTGTGGTATTACTTCGAGTTTGATTTCTTAATTTTCACCAAATTTACCAGGATACAAATCATATGTCACAATCAATCAAACAACACTATTATCTTTGTCATGCGACTTATATCGACAATAAAGCAGGGCACGGCCTAAGAGCAGATATCAATTTGAATTTTAATAGACCTACGCCACTTATAAATAAATCCTTTTTGAAAAATTTCACTGAGCAAATTCGAACCGAAACGCAGCTAAAATATCCTGAAATGGAAATTAGCGATGTAAGGATTAATTCTATTTCATATTTGGGGTATATGACTGATGAGGAATTTAATACTTAGTTGATACCCAACAAACCACAACAAACAAAATGCTCAGATAGCTAAAACTATTTGAGCATTTTTTTATGGCCATGAAAGATCAATGCAAACAAGCTGTAGCACAGGCACTTGGCAAGCAGTCACTCTCAGCGCAAGAAGCCGCCAATATTGAAGCGCGTATCAATGAGACAATGCGCAACATGGCTCGCCGTGATGTGCAGAAATGGCGCAATTTATCGGATGCTGAAAGACTGACTGAAGCATCAAAGCAAGTGGCGATTGATATACAAGAGCAGCTTGCACGTAAACATAAAATTGCTGCTCAAGATATTCTTACTCAATCCAAGAACCTCGCTGCATTAGATCATGACCGGCTTACAGCAATGGAGGTAGTAGATCGAATGGTTGCTAATCACGGTGATATGTCTGGCATTCAGTCTATTAACTCCAAAGCACGTGCGATAGCTGCAATTTATCGCGGTGATCTTGTCGATTTCTATACAAATGTGAAGGGTGCAGCAGGCATCTTTACCGATGCAGAACTGGTTCAAAAAATTGTGCGTGAGCGTTTTGGCGACAGTACAGGCGATCCACTGGCTAAAAAAATCAGCGACAAAATGGGCGACGTATTTGAAACCATGCGTGAGCGATTCAATCGCAATGGCGGTGATATTGGAAAGCTCGACAATTGGGGGATGCCACAAACTCATAACTTGGCCAAGATTGCCAAAGCGGGTAAAGATGCTTGGGTTAGTCGCGCTGAATCGCTGATTGATACCCGGCAATATGTAAAAGAAAACGGTGATTACTACAGTCAGCAAGAAATACGCTCTTTGCTTGAATACACGTATGACACGTTATCGAGTGATGGAGCAAACAAAATTGAAGTCGGTCGTCAGCGAGCAGGCGGCGGCACATCTAAAGTGACCAATCGCAACGCTGAAAGCCGTGTACTACATTTCAAAGATGCGAACGCTTGGCTTGAATATCAAAACGAATTTGGCGGCATGCAATTTGTGGATCTGGTGGAAGCACATATCAATGGCCTATCCAAAGACATTGCCATGGTCGAAAATTTAGGAAGTAACCCAAAAACCGCATTAAAGATTTTAATGGATGCGGCAGAAAATAAAGATTGGTCCAAAGGTGTTGACCACGGTACCACGGAAAAATCACGTAAACGCGCACAGGTCATGTTTGATGAGTTTAGCGGCGGCAACACTCCACAATCAGAAGTTTTAGCAAATCTTGGATTGGCTTACAGATCGCTTAATGTTGCTTCATTGCTTGGCGGTACCACAATTGCTTCTATCGCAGATCAAGCAACCATTGCAAAAACAGCACACGTGCATGGCTTATCTTACCGTCAAACATTCGGTGAGCTAGTCAGTCAATTAAACCCAGCCAATAAAGCAGATCGAGAGCTTGCACATAGCTTAGGATTGGCCACAGAGGAAATGTTAGGCTCTATTGCCCGCTGGTCTGACGATGGACTTACGGCAACACATGGCAAGTCTGAAAAATTAGCTCGTATATCCAGTGCTTTAGCAACTCAGGTACTACGTGTATCTGGTTTGAATGCGCTTACATCTGCTTCAAAAGTCGGGTTTACCAAAATGCTTATGAACAAGTACGGCACACTCAGCCGCACAAAAGCATGGGATCAGCTCGATGCTATGGATCGTGAATTATTGTCTGGCACTGGATTAGATGAGCGTGCATGGAAAATATTCCAGCTTGCCGAACCTGTAGTAGATCGTAAGGGCAATCAGCTTATGTCTGCACGTTCGATTTATGAGATTCCAGATAATCAACTGACAGCCTATGGCGATCCTAAGCGTGTAAAAGACGAAGTAGCCTCACAGCTTCAAGCGCACCTAATGGATGAGCAAGGTATGGCTGTGATTGAGGCGGGATTACGCGAACGTACATGGTTGCAGGTGGGTGCTAAGGGAACTATCACAGGTGAGATTTTCAAAGGTATCACTCAGTTTAAATCATTTTCGGCAGCATTTATGATGCGTCAGGGAAGCCGTACATTCTCACAAGACGGCTTAAAAGGTAAGGCTGCTTATGGTGTGCCTCTATTTGTGACTATGACGCTGTTAGGTGGCTTAGTCGTGCAGTTACGCGAATTGATCAATGGCAATGATCCACAAACTATGTGGGACAGTGACGACCCTAAAAAGACAGGTTCATTCTTTTTGCGCTCTGTCGTCGCTGGTGGTGGTTTGCCTGTACTTGGTGATGTTTTAGCGGCGGGAGTAGATACATCTGGGCGTGATGCCAATTCATTTATAGCAGGGCCGTTGGGTAGCGACTTTACAACCTTATTAGGCTTAACCGTTGGCAACCTTACACAATACAATGAGGGGCGTGATACCAATTTCGGCAATGAAGCGTTTAGGTTTTTAAAAGGAAAAATACCCGCGCAAAATCTTTGGTACACCAAAGCGGCGATAAATCGATTAATTTTTGATAATATACAAGACACTATTGCTCCAGGTTATCGTGATAAAGCTTTGCGTAAAGCGGAGAAACAGCAAGATCGTTCGCGTTGGCTTGGTGATTTTGAATGGGGTTCGGGTTTTGATGAGGCACGAGCGCCAGATTTTGAAAGGATTGTAGAATGATATTAAAAAAAATATTAATCTGTTCGTGTCTTATATTTTTTCCAGCAACAATAGTCAATGCGGAAGATGCAATGCAACCAGCTACTATTGATTATGATTATTGCAACAAAGAGGGGACATTCTGTACCAAGTCTGATGTGCAGTATCAGGAAATTGAAGGACAAAAGATAGCATTGGCTGGTAGTGTGAATGAGATAAATTCTGATCTAATGTTAAATCTTGATCATTATTATAGAAATCAATGTGCAGAAAAATTAAATATACCCAAAAATACAACCATACCTGAAAATAAGGTTTCGGATTGGGGGGATTGCATAGTGCAAAACCTAGCCAATGCCGTTCAAAATAAAAATGCTGAGAATATAAAATACTTAGACAAAACAAAAGAGATATTTAAGCCGCATAAATAATCGCCCAACAAACCCCCACACCACCCCTTGTTATATACACCAATATAACGGGGGTTTTCTATGCGTGATGATCAAGTTGAAAAAATGGAAAAATTGGCTGAAGAGGTTGCCGATGATTTTATCATTACAACTTGTGCAGCCATTAACACCACAATCGCA